CTATGCCTCATCTTCCTGCCGGGCCGGACGGATTTCGGACGGTTTGCCGAGGTCTATGGGCCCCAAATTCACGGCTTGCAGGGCCGTGGCGACGTGCTCCTTGGTAACGTGGGTGTAGATGTCCGCCGTGTGGGTTTGGGCGTGTCCGAGAAGGTCCGCAATGGTCTTGGCGCCATATCCTCCCATGGCCAGGAGCGCCCCGGTCGTGTGGCGCAAAGAGTGCAGGTGGAGGTGTCCATACCCCGCCTCATTGAGGCTGTCCTTGATCTTGTGCGTGATGGTGTCCGGGTGCGCCCATCGACGGAATACGCGCTTGCTCTCTTCCAGGTCCATTGATTTTAGGACGGCCTTGAACATTGGGTGCATGGGCACCCACTCCACGACGAGGCGGCGTTTCTTTTTGCGCTCCACGCGGATCAGGCTTCGGGAAAAGTCGATATCGCGCGGATACTCCAGGGCCAGGAGTTCCGTCCTGCGCAGCCCTGAGTGGATGTAGGCCACGGCCATCCGGCGCACGTCGATGTCCTTGATCTTGCGGATGTAGTCGGCGGCCTGGGCCGCGTCGAGGAAACCGGGCTCGGTGTCTCCTCCGCCGATCTGCTTCACGCCCTTGAGCGGGTTGGTGCGCAGATATTCCCATTCAACGGCCTTGTTCATCACGGCCTTGGCGTGGCGGATGTAACAATTGATCGTGGAGGGTTTGCGGCCTTGGGCCAGGAGGGCGCGCGTCATTTCGTCGATGACCTTTTGCCCGATGCGGTCCAGGAGCGTGGATTTCCCGCCGTACTGCTCCAGCTTGTCCAGGGCCTTCCGGTTGCCCGCATAGGTATGCTTATTCTGTACCTCGATGGCCCACGCCAGGTATTCGGCCTTGAATTGCCCGATGGAGACCGTTGTCTGGCCTTTGATGTGGGCCAGTTTACCGGCCAGCCATTGCTCCCTGATAGCCGTGAATACCCGTTTTGCCTCCTTGCCGTCCGTGACGGTCCGGCCACAGAACTTTTTCAGGCTGTGGCGCTTCCCGTTGATCCAGATGACATAGGCCCCGGTGTCTGGGCGCTTGGACAATTTCATACGGTCCGAATAGCCTACCACGCGACACCCCGCAAGACGGCATTGATGGCCGCGCGGTCCACCTGGGCATGGACCTGATCAATGCCGAGGGCTGTCTCCAGCGACTCTGCGGAATAGCGGCGGTGACCACCCGGCGTCTTGCGCACCTCGACAACTCCGTCATCGGCCCATCGGGCCAGTGACTTTGGATGTACGCCGTACGTCGTGGCCGCCTGGGCCGGGGTGATCCATTGCCGGTTCATGAGCATCCTTTGGTAGTGCCCCGCCCGAGCGACTACGAGAAGCCGAGCGGGGCATATGATGGGGGGAGGGGAAATATTATCTGCTACTCCATACGGCGTACTTCCGGAAGGGGTGGCAAAAAGTGGCACCCTCGTTGCGGTGGTGCTGCTCTATGACGGCCCGCAGAGCAAACCCGCGCATGTCGTCATCCGGTTCATTCAGCGCCATGTCGCAGATCATCAGGCGGCGATCCAGGGCCTTCCACGCCTCAGCACAGACCTCGGCGGCAAAGTCGGGGTGGTCGTTGTCGAAGAGGCTCATTGGTCACCGTCCTTGCTCTCGGTCACTCCGAGCATTTCAAGCTGGCGCTCCCTGTCCACGTGACTCAGGCACTGTTTGCAGGGGCGCAGACCATCCGGCGGCGTGTCCGTCACAATAAACGGGGTGGGGCATACGCTATTACATGACGGACAAGGGGTCCCCGCAATCGTGAACCAGCCGAAAGGTCCGTCGTGCACTGCGTGGTACAGCTTCGCCCCGGGCTTATGGACGTATCGCTCGTGGGTTTTTCTGGGCCTATATCCTCTAGGCATCACTCACCGTCCTCCTCTTTTTCCCAGGACATGACGCGGTAACGGGCGATGGCTGCTCGCATACTCTCAACAACATCAAAAGATTCATTGGTCCAGAAATCGTTGTGGCTTTCGCACAATCCAACCAGCACAGACGCTTCACCGGACAACTCACCGCACATGGACCGCAAAGGGCAAACCGCATGTCCGCGCTCATCTCCGACGATACCCCGGGGGTGGACGCAGGCGGATGCCGACAGTGCACTGCCCCGGAGTTCGGATTCCCGAAGGGCTTTCTTGAGACCCTGTAGCTCGGCCCGCAGCGCGTCAGCCTCTTTGATCGCCTCCCGCATCTCCCGGCCTCTGTCCTCAAACGCGCCCCGGAGGTAGTCACGCTCAGATCGCAAGTCGCGAATGCAGTTGGAACAGTTTGGACAGCTGGTCATGTCGTGATCGTTTTTAACCTTGGCCTCGGGAGACTTCCCGATCAGATCGTTAACGTCTTCTTGTTTCATTTCACTGCCTCGTTCATATTCAATGACGTTTTTTGTACTGCCCACAGAACTCACGCGGGTCCTCGAACATGTAGCACCATGCCCCGTGGCTCTCAGGTTCCCCGCAGTATTTCCACTGACAGTTATTGCAGTGGGAATATGGGGCATCGCTCTTTCGGACGGACTTCTTGAGCGCCTCCATAAACGTGGGCCACGGACCGGATTCAAGTTCCTCAAGAGTCGGTGTCTTACTCATCGTCCACCTCGGAATTATTCGTTGATTCCACCAGCAGGGAGAGCGAAAGCGTTTGCCAGTGGGAACTGTCTCCACCCTCCAGATATTTGCTCACTTCCAGGGGGATCAGTTCATCGGGGACATCCACGATCATCGACTTGCGTTCCGTGTCGCCACCGATGTTTGCCGCTGCACCGAAATCGGATATGGTAAATACGATCTTCATTCTTCATCCTTGAAGATTGTATTCTCAGTTATTCGGAAATTCCTAATAGGTGTCGCTGATTGCTGAGTTCCTGGATCATCCCGTGCGGCTGCACGACATGATCCGATGATTCCCTATTGGTTTAGATTTTTGCGGCTTGATCGTAGAGCGCCATTGCTCTGCGCCTGAGATTGTTTCTGCCTCCTCCGACCGCGATAGCTCGTTTTATATTGCCCTCATGATTGAGCCGTCTTGCCCTTCCGTTGAGCCTGTGTGATGCGAACATGTAGCGGTAGGCTTTTTCAAGAAGCAGAGTCCGTTGCGCGTATTTAACGGCCATGTCTTCCAGTGCCGTCAGGGTACGCACCTCCGCACCATAGGTGTAACTGGCAATCATCCTTTGTGCGTTCTTTCGTAAATCACTCATGGTACGCCTCTTACAGATTCTCGGACAATATCCGCTTGAGCGGGACACAGGCCATTCCGAGACGAGATCCGATGTTGGCTTCCATTTGCGCACCTTTGGAGTCGCTCCAACCAGGGAGCAGACAGACCATGTCGCACTCACAGACTTGGGGGATAGCCAGGCGCATGAAGTTTTCCCAGGTCGGCGGATCGGGGTGCTCGTTCCTGGCCGGGTTAACGACCTCAAACCCCAGGGCGGCAAGCTCATCTTCGGCTGCATGGAACGCCGGGTAGTTGTTTTCAGGAAGGCCCGTCATGGGGCCGGAGATGTAGACCTTCATTCTTCCATCCTTATGCTGAGAACGTTTACATGTTGCGCCAAGCGATCCAGGCGCATGAGATCAGCCCACCAATAGACAGGGGAATCATTATGATTGATGCCTCAGCCGCCAATTGGGTAGACATCCCTAGGGACACAAGACAACAGACTGCGGCCATCGCTGTACCGGCGCTCTTTGCCAGGTAATCAAATATCTCCATGGTTATTCCCTATTCAGCGTCATTGGCCGATGCCAAGCTGCTGTAGACGTTTTCCCAGTACATCTGGTCGCTGACCGTAAGGATGTACCCCTCGCTGGTATCGATCATCCCTTTGCCGCATTCGTGCAGGATGTGAGACACGCACGTCCACGCCTTTGCTTGGTCGATCAGTTCTCCGGGTAGGTCCGCGCTGTCCAGGGCCAGGAGGTGTTCGCAATTTCGGCATTCCTTGCCGAGGCAGCATGTCAGACGGTTGTCCGCAACCTCTTCCGGTGCCGACATGGAGCATTGCTTGTGGATGGTCGGGAGTTCCCCCTTCCGTTCCATGGCAAAGAGCAATGGCAGCCGTGCCGACTCCTGGGCCGCGTGCTTGGCTTCGTACATCCAGTGGACGTTCTCGCCGGTCCCGAGCATGGGGGTGCTGTAATCGTTCAGGGCAACGTGCCAGTTGTGGTCGAATCTATGGTCCATGGCTACCTCGCTAAATTACAGATATGTTTAGATTTCATCGTCTTGGCTATGGTGCCGCCAGTCTGCCCCGCACACACAGGACAACTCTCTGTCCTCGCTGCCGCAATACGGGCAAGGGGCGTCCTCTTCATAGATCGCCAGGACGCGACCGCAATATGCACAGCGGTCAGTGCATTCGCCATTGTCGCCACAATCGACACAATATCCTTCTGACTCCACCATGATACGCCTCTTGCGGATCAGTTGTTACTAATGAAAGTCTACGTTTTCTTTCTTGGCAAAGGCATCGCGCAAGCCATCCACAAACTGCTGTGTTTTCTCGCGCCAGTTTCCAACATGCCCACCACCATCACCTTCCGGCAGCAGCGGAATCAGCTTTTCAAGACTGTCTGCGATAGGGCCACAACGCTCCCAATTGATCTCTCCGTCACAATCGCTATGGTAAAGGAGTTCATGAATAGGATCTTCCTTGAGGCAGTCCCACTTGATGGGGAGGCAACTATAAAAGTTAGCCTCTACTGCATCTTGGAATAACTGCGCCCTGTCGCAAAAAGGATCGTCGAAGCTGCCTTTCTCGAAAAAACCTTCCATCAGGCGAAGAGGTGGAAAACCGGCGACTTCTGCCAACTTGCAACGCCAATGCATGAACGCGCTATATGCTCCGTGCCAACAATCGTGTGATGTATCCAGTCCCATTGTCTCACTCCTTACTGCTGATTCTATGACCGTCCCGGCTTGCGCAGGATCCGGTACTTGGTTTCGGTGTCTCCCTCAGTCCAGACCGTCCACAGACACTCCATGGTCGGCGCGCCTCCGCGTTGCCCGAAACAGAAATCAGGACGCCACGTAAGGGCGAGGACATGCGAGGGCGGGAACTCTTCAAACAGGGCGGCGCGGCTTTGCGCGTGCCAATATTGGGACTTGAGGAGCATTGCCACCACATCAACGTCCAGAGCGTGCGCACGCCGGATGAACTCGGCTGCTAGCTTGAAAGGTGGGTTGGTCACGATGGCCGACACGTTGTAGGCTGGCGGTTCCGCAAGGAAGTCTTTTACTTCGCCATACCCGGTATCCCGGATGTCGGAAGAAATGCAGTGGAAGCCGCGTTCAAGGAACACGTTGGACATATGGCCCTCGCCACAAGCGCATTCCCACACCCCGTCAGGGATCAACCCGGTATCAATCAGGGCGTGCGTCACTTCCGGCGGTGTCGGGTAGTAGTCGGCCTTTGCGCGTTTGTTAGTACGGCTGTCATTGGCTAGTAAGGATCCTTGCATTTACTTTTCCTCAGAGAATTTTGAATAGGTTTGCCGTGCGTGCGCCTGGATCAAGCTGCCGAAGAAATAGGTGCAGTGCGGGACTTGCCCGTTACCGATGCACTTGAGTCGGTCCACCCGATGGGCAACCCCATGAGCCACTCGACCCAATCCGGGTTCAGTTGCCCACCAGGCTTTTCCCCATCGCGCAGGAGATGCCCCGGTACACTGTCCCGCCCTCGCAGCGAGGGCGGCAAAGTCGAGTTCTTCGCGTCCTGGGCGCAGGGTGTCGGGAAAATTTGTACTGCCGCGCTGAGAGGAAGACCGCCCTGCGCATACCGCTTCGACCTCATGGAAGTGTCCCGCGTTGGAGTTGGCCAGAGTTTTTCCTTCGAGCTCCGCCCCTTCCTGAACCCCATCCCGCTCCACTCGTCGCGGTCCTCTATCTTCTCCTTGAGCATCAACAGCGATCCGTCGTTGGTAAATCCCCTTACGTCCGGTGTCGGCCACAGCCTTTCGCGCACAGCCCATCCCAATTTGTTCGGCTTGGTTCGACCGTCTGTCGCCTCCCAAGACATGTCGTAGGTGCCTATCGTTGCTTGAGGCGTAGGCCACGATCCAGATTCGATCTCGTTTGTGGGGAGCTCCAAGGGCGGAAGCCGGGACACAATGCCATTCCGCATCGTACCCGAGCGAGGCAAGGTCGGAGAGGACAACTCCAAGCCCTCTAGTAACGAGGGCCGGGCTGTTTTCAATGAGTGCGTATCGGGGTCGTATTTCAGCAATGGCTCTAGCATATTCAGTCCACAGTCCACTTCTCGCTCCTTCTAGTCCTGCGCCTTTCCCGGCGACCGAAATATCTTGGCAAGGGAATCCGCCGGCCAGCATGTCTACCGGCTCGACTTGGGTGAAATCCACCTCGCGGATGTCCTCGTAGATCGGCTTGCCCGGCCAGCGCAGGGCGAGGATTTTGCGGGCGTATGGGGCGACTTCGCAAAACCACGCATGCTCAAATCCGGCCCATTCAAGGCCGAGGTCGCCGCATCCGGCTCCAGAAAAAAGGCTGCCTACTTTCATCATGGTACTATCAAATCCATGCGAGGATAGAGCGAGCCTTTTCGTTGGCCGACTTCAACCGCTGGTTCCACTCGTATAAAGAGGTAGTTTCGCCTCTGTTCTCAAAAGCCTCGACGAATTCAGCCAATGCCTTCTGCGCGTGGTTGGCGGAAGCTTCCCACTGAGCGGCCAATTCGTTCTTGCCGTCTGCCTCTGCCCCGGCAGACTCAAGGGAATTTTCGAGGCTTTTGATTTTCGCCTGTGCATCGGTCCACCCGCAGCTCTGGCAGTGCTGGCCCGAGTCTTTCACCAAGCAGTAAAAACAAGGATTGAATTCAACCATCGGATTACCCTCCATGAGTTGTCGGAAATTCGCGGCAGAGTTCACCGCCGATGATCGGATTCCATGTTTTGTCGGTCCATTCGATTTTGCTCATGTCCACGTTCCTTTATTTTTTTTGGAGCGCCTTTTTCGCCACGCTTCCCGTGTCGATGGTGCAGCACGTATTAGGGACAACAACTCCACCAGGGTAATTGTCGTTCCAATCACCCTCTGCGTAGAAGCGCAGAGCCTCACGCATCCGCTCGTTGTCGGCTTCCAGGTCGTGGATATGCGCCTTGGCAAATGCCTCCGACTCTCCGGCACCAGCCAGGCAGGTCAGCAAATCAAGTTCTTGGTTTCCCAGCCTGTCGGCTACGGCCTGCAGGAAGTCGTGCCCGAGCTTGTCGCCCTTGCGGATCGTGTCGATCATCTGTTGCGTGGTGAGTTCAGACATGCCCACGTTCCTCTCATTCTACGGCCTACGCCGCGTCGTTCTCGCTCATGTACGCGTCGACCTCGCGCATGATGTCACCGGCCACGGACTCGATGTCCTCGTTTGTCAGTTGGAACTTGAGGACGCATTTCAGCGCGGCCCCACGGAACAGGCTGGCGAGTGCCTCACGCCCGATCTGGAGCAGACTCTCGCGGCTCGGTTCGGCCAGCTTGACGATGGGTTGCTTTTTCTTGGCCATGGTTATGCCGCCTCCTGGAATTGACGCGCGAGTTGCGCGACGAGGTTGCAAGCTTCCTCTATGTTGCCGATCTGCTCCATGAGAGCACCGGCGAACTCTTCTTCGTCGTGATGGGTGACGGTGGGTATGGACAGATTGAGCAGCGGGAAAATGTGGGTGTCCGCCTTGACTCTGGCCCATTCCTCGCCGTCGTTTTTGGCGATGATGATAGCGGCCTTGGTGACACGTTTCCCGGAGTCAATCCCGACAGCTATTTCTTCCATGTCGTCAACCCCTGAATCACCGGACACACCGCGCACCTCAGAGGTCCCGGAGCTGATGGTGATTTCGTTGTCCAGCCAGGCCATGCACGGGCCGATGCCGAACGCCTTGCCGCTCTGTCTGGACGACCACAGGCCGTTGAGCATGGCCGATCCGATGTCGATAGAGGTCGTATCCGAACCGGATACGATGAATTCTGCTGCGGAGTAGTGGGGACCAAAAGCTTGGTCGAATACCGCCACAAACGCCTTGACGGCCGCACTGGACTTGTCGGTCATGTAGGCCAGGCCGGTCAGCGTGTTCCACCAGCAGTCAACCACCTTTGGAGCCGGGGGCACCTTGGCAAGCAATCGCAACTTGCACTGCTCCTTGATCTCGCGTTTCCGGTCGCGCGATATGAAATTCTTCCCGAGTTCTTTGGCCTTGACGAGTTCCCTGGCCATCTGGGCGTCGAAGGCCAACTTCAACGCTGCGGGGGGCACCTTGCGGGTGTCTATGCGGATGGACCAGACGATGTGTTCGCCGAACTCGCAGTTCGTCGGGTTGAAATCGGTGGAGCGGTAGTCTTCCAGGACGACGGCACCGAAGATGGATTCGCGCAGGAATCCGGGATCATCGTAGAATGCCATGCGCTTGAGGCCGTCGCACGGGCTTTGCTGCTCGATCAGCGTTCCCTGATCGCTCTTGACGATCTCAAACACGCTCAGGGGGTGTTTCTTGAAAAGCCTTGCCATTTTAACAATCTCCTTTCATTTTGCGGGCCGGGGTGAGGACTGCCGTGGGAATGGCCCCCGGCCCGCGGTTACAGGGCAATGTTATGCGGTCGGGAAGACCACTGCCGGATCCTCGCCATTCGCCAACCGGCTGTATGCTCCGAGCAAGAGGGCGCGGTCCTTGGTGGTCCACTGCGAGTATCCCTTGCCGACGAGCCGTTCCCCGTCCGCGACCTGGGCACCGAAGGATTGCAGATAGGACAGGCACTTCTTCTTTTTCTCGGCGGCGCTGGCGGCCTTGTATGCGTCGAGGTCTTCACCGGACAGGACGAACTCGGCCACGGCGATTTCGTCGGTGGGGTTGATGTCCGCGCCCTGTTCTTCGGCAGGCTGTTCCTGTTGTTCGGCAGGGGCTTCGTCCTGGAGCGCGGAGTCACCGAAGAATGCGGCCTCGGGATCTTCGGGCTGAGTGGTGTTGTCCGTAGCCTGATGGGTGTCGCTTTCATCCACAAGCGTCTGCTTCTGGGAGTAGGTCCCGCCGGGCTGACGCTCGAGGTCGATGGTGTCGGACACTTCTTCGGCGGTCTGCAGACCCATGGCGATTTCCGGAGCGTATGCCCGGATGAACCAGGATGCGGACCGATACATAAGCATCTGCTGGGGCATGGTCTGCCACTTGGATCCGTTTTTTCCGTACCATCCTTCTTTCTTGGCCAGGTCGATCGACACCCACGCGCCGTAGAGCTTTTCGTTGGTTTCCTTCTCGATGGCCCATGCCCTGCAGGCCCAACCGTCCGTCCCCTCACTCCCCTTGAACTCATAGCGCAAGGCCGAGAATTTAGGGTTGTGGTTGAAGGTGGCGATGAGAAACTGGCTGGACCAACCCGGGGTTCCGTGCACGACGTAGAGGTTCTGCATGACCATCATGGGGTCCGCTCCGATACGGGCGGACATGTTCAGAGCGATCATGCAGTTTGGAGCGTTGCCTTTGAAGCGCTGCGGGACCAGGTCGGAGGCGGCCAAATCTTTGGCTATGGAACGCGTGAGGGCGTAGGACTGCGAATCCATCATGCCGATGCTAACATTGGGCGTGTTGGCGAGTTCTCCGCCGCAGTCGTGGCGCTGGCCCCTGGCGATAGATTGTTGTTGCTGGTACATACTGTGTACTCCTTTACGCGGCCTGGCGGTCTTCAACGCGGCCGTACTTGATGCCGTTGGCGTTCATGTAATTGCCCAATGCGGTCAGTTGGTCGCCGGTGGCCCACACACGAAACTCCACGCAGTGGGTAACGGGCTCGGGCTGGGCCTGGGGCGCAGCGGCGGGCGCGGACTGCCGGGGCTGTTCCGGATGGGCGGGCGGCTCGGGCGCGGCCTGGGCGGCTGCCTCTCTCCGAGCCTTTTCCTCGGCTTCGGCCGCAGCCTTGGCCTCTTCGCGCTGCTTGCGGTACGCCTCCTGCTTGGCCGCCGCATCCTTTAGGGCCTTGTCTTCGGCCAAGGCCTGGGAGAGGTTGAAGCCCTTCAGGTAAGTGCGGACCACCTGGTCTTCGTGCTCGGTCTTCAGGTCGTAGATGAGGTTCAACTCTTCCTCGACCTTCTTGAGGAAGTCGGTGATTTCCTGTTCGATCTGGGCCATGGAGTAGGTGACGTTGAGCCATCGCTGGTCGAAGACGTTGGACAGCGTGACCATAGACTTCACGTCTGATTCCTGGACGTCCCACAAGTCCTGGATAGTCTGCTGCTTCTCGGTGCGCTTGCGATCCTCGTACCCCTTGACCTGGGAGTCGATGGCCAGGACCGGCTGGTCCACCAGGGCGATGAGCTCTTTAATCCTGGCTTCGAAGTCGGTGTAGGGCTCCAGGCACCGGCGCTTGATTTCCAACTTCTTGTCGTTCAGGGCCTTCTTGAACTTGTTCAGGGTAGCCCGGTCTTTCTTGGCGTCCTGGATTGTGTCGTCGGTGTAGGCGAGGCCCTGGTACTTTTTGAGCCGTTTTGTCAGTTCGCCCTTGAGCTCGTCGAAGTTGAAGTCGATGGACTTCACGAATCCGTCCTCTGCCGGGCTGATAATCTTCAGTTCCATAGCCATGGGGGTGTCCTCCTTAAATTTCCGGCAGGATCAAGGCCGGCCGCTTGTTGGTTTCGACGTCTCGCCAAAAGGCGAGCTCTCTTTCAACCAGATAGGTGATGCTCGGTTCGTGGTCGGCGCGTTCGAAAAAGTAGGTTTTTTCAGAGACGAACAGGTCGTCACAATTGCTGACGAGCCGGGCCTTCAGGACTCCGAAGTCGGCTTCGGTCACGTACATGTTGTGCAGCACCTGGATGTAGTAGTGCTGCGGAACGACGCCGTTCCACTTGTCACGATCCGCACGGCTGTTGATGAAGGCGGCTTTTATTTCGAGGACCCCGGGGCGGCCCGTGGCGCGTTCGATCAATTCGCCGTCCAGGGACGCGCGGAGTTGCGGGTACAGAGCGTGCGCCTCTGAGGTGTGCTCTTGGTGCCTGATCTCGTATTGCGGGTAGTCGAGAGCGAACATGGACCGGATCAGGGGTTCGGCCGCCACGCCGTACTGCACGTAGGCGTTGTCGGACATGTCCTTGTCGTCGCGGCGTCCGGTCTTCTCTTCCCAGAGCTCAACGTTGGTTTTCCAGGGGCTCAGGCCCAGGACGGCGGCCGCATCGCTACCGCCTATGCCTAGCTTGCGCTCGGTCAGCCATTGTTCGCGGGTCATGGTCATGGCTCTACCATCCGGCACTCTTGAGAATTTCGGTATCCACATACTTGCCGAAGTTGACGACGGCCGGACCCGGTACGTTGTGGTCTTCCATGGCCTGGAAAATCTCGAAGGTCCGTCGCGACATGCTGATGAAGGGCAGTTCCGTACCGCACGTGCATTGCGCTTTCTCGGCCATGCACTCGGGACACATGGCTACCCTGTCGTCTATGTCGATGAACTGCTTCTTCATGGTCGTGTCCTCCTGTTCCGGGGGGATTGCTCCCCCCGGGGTTGATGGGGAATGGAGAGGAGGTTTGCCTATGAAATTCTACGCCACCCGGCGCACAATGCCGCTCGGCATGGTCAGGCCGTAGACATCGTCCAGGGGCGTGGCGTCTTCACGGACACGCTCGAAAAATTTGGCGGTAGGGTCGAAGTCGGGGCAGTGAGCCGCGTTCTGCTCGGGGTCGAACCTGACTTCGGCGGCGACGATCCCGGTGTGTTCCTGGACCGCGTCCCTGGCGGTCATGCAGGTCGCCATTCGGCCACCCGGGTAATCCTCGCACTGTTCGCACTCGTAGCACCGGGGGTTGTGTTCTGCGTAGCTGTTCATGGATGTCCTCCTAATAATTGTCGACAATAGCCAGCAGCCAATCGCGTTGAACTTCCCAAGCGGCATCCCGGGCGGCGGTCCAAGCGGCGGCCCGGGCGGCGGCCCAAGCGGCATCCCGGGCGGCGGCCCAAGCGGCGGCCCGGGCGGCGGCCCGGGCGGCGGCCCAAGCGGCATCCCGGGCGGCGGCCCAAGCGGCGGCCCGGGCGGCGGCCCGGGCGGCGGCCCAAGCGGCATCCCGGGCGGCGGCCCAAGCGGCGGCCCGGGCGGCGTCATCTACTTCGCCATAAGCACGGAGATGAGCCATCTTGACAGCGTCGATGCTGCGCTGATCTTCCATCAGATGCAGCACCTCTTGTGCGCAGGCCACGGCGAATAGACGCGCCGGGGTTTGGTCATCCAAACAACGCAGCGCCCAAATTGCGTCATCGAGTCCGTTGGATTCGACTATTGTGCGGAACGGGAAAACTTCATTGTCGGCTTTGGTCTTGCCTAAATGTTTGAGCAGATTCCGCCATCCCTCTTCGCACGGCCCGTGCTCACGTATTTGGCTCAAGGTGATAGTAATCATGATGTCCTCTCCTTTCCCTGTCTGTGTCCTGTTCGGTGCCTCTTGCGGCGGGACAAGCGGGCTCTCAATCACAACCCCTTGCCCCTCCGTGGGACCATCCCATCGGCCTGGACCGTCCAGACCGCAGGATACACCGAACTTTCGTTTATCGGTGCTTTGAGGGAAGGCGGGCCGGGCGCTACTCCGGCGCCTGGCGGGGTCTGATTCCCACTCACGTCTTTTCGGTGGGGCGAGTCACTCCCTTCACCTACTTCGCGGCTCCACACTGGCAAGGACTTGTGCCCAAATCACTTACAGCCATCGCGTGTCTGCTTCCACGCCGCCGCCTTCCTTCAAAACACCGATTGTCAAAGAACCTTCAATCCCCGCCTTTCCCTGCCGTCGACCGCTTGCGCTTTCCGTGCTCGGTACTTCTGGCGTTACCTCCGCTCCTCGCTCCCCGTACTCGCTGGCCCTTGGCGCAGGCTGTTCCGGGTCGCTCTGTCGCGTCGTGTTGATTCAAAGCTAGGCGATTTTCGGCTATCCGTCAACACAAAAATAGACGAATTTCGCCTATACGGTTTGGCAAAAAAATTGCTCTTGTCCCTTCGGCGGGAAATTACAAAGGAGATTCAGTTATGCGAGAAGGTGAGGATTCAAATAGTGAGGACTTGCTGGGGCTAGCCGTCGAGGTAGATGACGTGAAGGCGGTCATCCGCTTCTTGGCTTGTCATGGAGAATTGGATTGTGGCTGTGCCAGCATCCTTGCTGTGGCGGCGGGGCTGTTGTCTGATATATCTAATCGGATTGATTCTTTAAGCCGAGTTCTGCCTCGACAATAATCCTATCTAGCGTGGTACCAAGTACGGCGGCAGCCGCGACGGCTTCACAGAGTTTGAGAGCCTGCGGTTTGCCGCCTTTTGACGTATTCCTGATTCTGCGCCACCTGTTCCCGTCACTGTCGCCAAAAGCATCCCTGGCAAGTTGCGATTGGCTCATCCCCATATCGTCGGCCTTATCAGCGATAGTTTTGACTATCTGGCGCTCTAGGTCAAAGCCCACTTTTTCTAGCATAGACATCCTTAAAATTTAGCACATTAGTGTCATGATTCGCTTCATTGAAAATCGGCGTTGACTGGTAGCCGAATTTCGCCTACTTTAACAACATGAAAGCTAAACCTGATCATTTTGAGATTTTCGAGCGCTTGCGGAAGCAGTTTGGTTCTCACAGCGCTGCGGCCAGGGCATTGGGTTACAGACACATTACCTCATACCGACAGGCCCGCCGGACAGGCTCACTACCCCCATGGCGCTTGGACAAGGCGCTGCAACTGCTCGGCGGCCAGCCCAAGGAGGCAGCATGAACGGACACATCATCAAGACCGAAGAAGACGTGAAGCGGGAAGAGCGTATGAACGTGATCGTCGATCACGTTTTCGACGTGCTGGACGGCGTCCCGCTGGGAGAAGCCGGACATATTCTGGACATCGTGAAGAACGATATCGGCAACGCCCAGCGGGACGTATTGCAGTCGACCGCCTATACCCGGCCGCCTACCATCAAAAGCACATCCGAAGGCTAGCCCAATCGGGTACCAAGATGCCTGATAACAGCGTCCATCTTTTCGGCGGTCTGCATACCCCGAAAATACCCGTCGATGATCATACATTTCCCGGCTGTTTCGAACCGGCAGGATTTCTTGGTGCATTCGCAGGACAGGGCCGCGCCCAAGGGCAGCGTTCTTTCGCCGTAGTACGGGCATTCCTTCATCGTTTCCATTTTTCCCTCCGTCTGGGTCCGGTTGCTGGTTGTGGTGACTACCAATCGGATACCAGACGCGGGGGATACAGGCAACGGCGCTCATGTCGGCAGCACCCCCTGCAGGTGGATCAGCCGCCCGGGTGGCTTCCCGTCGCCGTCCTGCGCCATGGCCTTCCGGGCCAGGATGTAGCTCACGGCCCTGGCCGCGACTTCGTTGTAGGCCAGGATCGGGTCCACGTCCGGGGCCAGCCTGACACGGTAGAACCTCGGCCCGGAATCCTGTTCGGTCATGACCGCCGTTGCCAGGACAGAGCCGTTCTCTTGCCGCTTGAAGTGGATGTTCAGTTTCGCGTCCATCCATGCAGAAAACGCTTTTTCGGGGCTCAAAACCACTATTTCGTCGGAGGTAAACACTAAATGGCTATAACCCTCACCGAAATTATCCGGGACGCCGTGTTCAACTCCGGCGTGCCCGCCAAGACCGTGGCCCAGGACCTCGGAAAGGCCTATTCGACCCTGCTGCGCGAGCTGAACCCGGACGACGAATCCTGCAAGATCGGCGCGGACCTGATCGGCCCGCTGATGCTGGCCTGCAAGGACATCTCTCCGCTTCGGCACCTGGCCGCGCTCGTGGGGTTCGGCTTGGTCCCGCTGAAGGGGGTGGAGCCGGACAAGGATACCCTGGCCGAGGAACTGTGCGACGACCTCCAGGCCGTGGCCGCGTACCACAAGGCGCTGTTGGAAGACGAGCGGGTGGACAGGGTGATGCTCCTCCTGGAGCAGGCCAAGGCCGAGCTTGAGGAAAACTTCGTGCTCTACCGCCGGGAACTCGCCCGCAAGAGGGCATCATGAACAGGCCCCACTACAAGCGGCTGTGGCAAGAGGCCCGGCATGAAGCGCATATGCTGCGGCGTGAACTCGCCCGGTATGACGTTGTCCCCGGTTGGATTGTCGCCCTGTGCCGGTTGGTGCGCAGGGTGAGAAGGGCGGTGGCGTAGGTATGAAGTGGGTCAAGCATATGACCAATTCACGGCGAGACCCCAAAATGCTGGCCGTCAAGCGCGAGTTCGGCCTGGCTGGTATCGGCATGTATTGGGTCACAGTCGAAGCCATAGCCGAGCATTATGGCGTCAACGGCACTCCATCCCTCTCTTTGGACCTCGCATCTTGGCGTGAATTGACGGCCATTTCTCCGCAAATGATGAGAAAATGGGCGGCATTTGGTGATGAAATGGCGCTCTTTTCAGCTTCATTTTCTGAAAAAACGCTGACTATTTCAATACCAAAAATCAAAGATATCAAGGACAACCACACTTCAAACTTGCAAGCGGCTTGTTCGCAAGAGGAAGAGGGAGAGAAAGAGGAAGAGAAGAATAAGAAGAGTACCCTAACGGGTACTTGTGCACAGGCTGCGCCTGAGCCCTCTCCGTCCTGCCCACACCAAGCCGTAATCGACCTGTTCCACACCATCCTCCCGGAACTGCCCAGAGTCCGATCCTGGAACGAGACGAATAAGTCTCACCTACGGGCCCGGTGGAAGTCGGTCGGACTTGACGGGCTGCGCATGGACTCGCTGGACGCGTGGGAAAGGCTTTTCCGCTACATCCGCACCTGCCCGTTTCTCATGGGGGCTACGCAACCTGGACCAGGGCGCAAACAGTTCGTGTCCAAGTTGCGATGGATCGTGAACCAGCAAAATTTCCAGAAGATCATCGAGGGCGACTATGAGGCATAGCGTTTTCAACGAGATCAGCCTGTCCGAGTTGCGTCTATTCGCTATCTCCGGCCTCTGGCAGAACCCTCACCTGATTCCCGAGGCCGATGAGTTGAGTTTCATCTCCAACGGCGTTGCTTTCCCTATCTTCACGGCCATGCACAACCTGTACGAAATCGGCCAGCCTGTGACCCTGCCCAATATATTCGCTGAGTCCGGGTTTTCCTGGGACGTCGCCTACGGGCTTGCGGCCCTGGTCGATTACCCCATTTCCGAGGAGCAGGCCGAGAACTACCTGCGATACCTTTCAAACCGTTTTGAAATCAAGGAGGGCCACTATGCGGCTGCCTGAGTTTTCCGAGGAAGACCTCACCCAATCTATCACACTGGCTAAACGGTGGGTACGCAGGGCACAGGGCAAGTTCTCTGCCTACGTTTTCGGCAAGGAGACAGGCGTGGAGAATGTCCACCTGCGCGACCAACTCCTGGACGGTCTGGTGCGGCAAAAGCTGATCCAGCGCGATGAACAGCGCAACGGTTGGTACCATCGCGTGGACACCGACCTGGTTCCAATGGACTGGCAGACAGCGCAGGTCGAGCCCTACCCGCTGTGGCTTCCGCTCGGCCTGAACGAGAAGGTCATCATCTCGCCCGGCAACATCATCGTCGTGGCCGGAGAGACGAACGCGGGCAAAACGGCGTTTGTCCTGAACACGGTCTATCGCAACCTCGCCGCGTTCGGCGGGGCGCACCAGAGCATCCGGCTGTTCAACTCCGAGATGCACCCGGCTGAACTCCGGGGACGCCTTCTGTCCATCGACCAGCGCCAGGGCCATTGGGAGCAGGGGTTGGAAGCGTATTCGCGCACCAGGGATTTCCACCTCGTTGTCGATCCCGACGGGCTGAACGTCATCGACTACATGGAAAACCTGGACGAGTTCTGGAAAGTCGGCCAACAAATCCAGCAAATCCACAACGCGCTCCAGGGCGGCGTTGCCATTGTCTGCCTGCAAAAGAAGACCGGCGCGGACCTGGCCCGTGGTGCCGAGTTTACCCTGGAAAAAGCCCGTCTGGGACTGTCCATCTTTTTCGACGGCCACGCCAACTACATGCGCATCACCAAATGCAAGGCCCCCGCCACCTACCCGAACCCGCAAGGGCAAGAGGTCGATTTCACCATCCATGCCGGATCGAATCTTACCCCCATTCCCGACTGTGGGTGGGCTTGGGTGACCAAAGACCAGAGGGAGAGGCGGACCAAGACCAGGGACGCAGCGGAACGCCTGGCCATGCTCAACAACAGCAAATGCGGATTCAAGGGGTAGCTCTATGCACATATTCGACGAACAGACCGGCGAGTTCCGAGAATTGAACGGCGCTGACATCGCCTTGCTGGCCTTCTATCAGGCTGGCGGCAATCTCAGCCAGGAAGACATCGAATGATACAGGTCAGGCGCACCGTTCCACGAACTGGTGGGGCGGGGACAGAACGAAGACGGAGCAGCGTGAACAATTGGCGAAACAGCCAAATAACCCGACCAATACGCGAAAATAGGAGGCGACATGCCCAAATATAGCCAACGATTTTGCAAGCGGTGCGGCGCGGACATCAGCCACCATCCCCACCCGAACGTGCACTACTGCCAGCCGTCCGACGGCGGCGGTGAGTGCTACAAAAAGCGGCGGTGCGAGTTGACAGTTCAGGCCGCGAGAAAACGGGCCAGCAGGGCGAAAAAGGTTTGTGCCCACCCTGACTGCAACAACTACGTCAAGGACGTGACAAAGGAGTGCTGCTCCCATGCCTGTGGCCGTGACCTTGTCCTGATCCGCGCTCAGGAGGCGGAAACACGGTTCATAAGCGGCTACCTCGAATGGCCGTACAAATTGCCCATGGACCCGGCGGTCACGCCGTCGATGATGAACCCGATGGGATAGGAGCAATTACGATGCAGGTAGAATACGGCATTTTCACGGCACGATGCGGCAGGCCCCGCAAGTTGGCCCGGCTGATCCGAGCGGCGGCGATGGAGATCAAGGCACACCAGGCGGCGTTCATGCCGACCATGGAATACCGGAAGGTGCGCGGACCGTACATGGACAACGGGGCGGTGTGCATCGACTACGAGTTCGAACCGATGAGGGCAGAGCTATGAGCGTCCGCAAAGCACGCTGCGAGGTGACGCCTGAGGAGAAGCGGGCTCTGTACACCGGAGGGACCGTCCGCATGCTCGACACCCAGATCGAGGCCGAGGACAGCAACGTCCCACTGTGCTGCGCGGAAATGTTCGTCGACAAGGTGGAGTGCGTCCCGGACGAGCGGTCAGAGTGCATGATCTGCGGCAGGATCTGGAAGCTCGACGGTCTGCGATGGAGAATGTCGAACCTATGACCAAGCCATGCGACACGAAAGAGTACCGCGACCGGCTGCCGTGCCTCGCACTGGACGGAAAGACCTGTTACGGCCGCCAATATTGGGACCGGGCCCGTGGGCTGGACCCGAAACAGATCAGCCACATGGCCGAATGTCCGTGGATTGAGAAGGTCCGCGAATACTGGCGAAGGAAGGGCTACGGGAAATGAGCGACACCATCACCATCAAGCTGCCGTTCCCGCCGAGCGTGAACACGTACTACCGGCATATCACGATGGGTAAGGGGGCTAGGACACTTATCAGCGCGAAGGACAGGGAATACCGGGACACGGTCGTAGGCGAGTGCTGCGTGGCCCACCTGACCAATATACACCTGGGCGGACGTCTGGCCGTGAAGGTGACGCTGTACCCGCCTGACCGGCGCAAGCGTGACCTGGACAATTTTAACAAAGGGCTGCTCGACGCGCTCACTCACGCCGGGATCTGGGGCGATGACTCCCAGATTGACGACCTGCGCGTGGTGCGCGGGGCCGTGGCCAAGGGCGGGTATGTCCTGGTCGAGGTGCGGGAGCTCGAAGTGTTGAGGATGGCGGGGTAGGAAACAGTCGGGGCGTGGCGCAGTCAGGTAGCGCGCCTGCTTTGGGAGCAGGATGCCGGGGGTTCGAATCCCTCCGCCCCGACCAAGGAGAACCAGTGCAAGACATCACCATGCAGCGAATCCGGGCGAGGCTCGACACGGCCAGACGGGAACACCCCGAGTTCACCCCGCACGCCGGCGGGCTCTTCGAGGCCCTGGCCATCATCGTCGAAGAACACGGTGAGGTGGCGGCTGCCGCCAACGATGACGAGGGCGTGTCCCGGGTCAATAATGAACTGCTCGACCTCATCGCCACGGGCATTCGGGCCCTGCAGGAGGAGTACAAATGACCGGACGCATCCCCGTTCCCCTCTGGACCTGGGCAGCCATCGCCAAGTACTACGGCGTGGACGTCAGGAAGGCCAGGGCCTGGAAAGAGCAGGGCGCACCCATCCGCATGACGGACAAGGGCGCGTATGCCGAGGCGTGGCAGTTGAATGATTGGCTGTACTCGCAGCCGGAGGCCGGGTCTGGCCGGTGCCCTGGAAACCTGACACACAACAAGGCGTGAGAGAGCCCCCGAAAGGGGGCTTTTTTGTGCCCGGGAAACACCTTGTCAAGGGTACATCTCCCATGCATCCACCGTGCATCCACCGTGCATTCTCGAACACCCCTCAAAATCCCGTGTTAAAATCCAATCCACTACAAAAGGGTCCGTGTTTTGGCCCTGACCGGCTGCGCTGGCTACGGCTAGGCAGTCCGACACCAGGAGGCTTGACCGGACCACCACGAATCGAAGGGATAGGTCCATGGATATTCTCTCCACCATCCGCTCAGGCATGCAACACAGGTTCAACCCTCTGCATGTCTACTGCCGTCTGCGATGCGTCGGGTGCCCTGACAGGGTAGCCCGGCGCGTTGCGTTGGTGTGGGAGAGGGCCACGGCTTGGGCCCTGTACGGGGGGGCGTGAGGCATGGAGACGGCCACGCTCATACGGGACATCCAAAACGATGCCGTCACCTTCGGGACGCTGTCTCTCCCCTGGTGCGGTGTCGAGTGCCGGACGCTCGAATTGCCATGGCGCGACAACGCCAACAACGTCTCATGCATCCCGGAGGGCCTCTATGGATTGGCTCCCGTCTACTCTCGAACCTTTGGCCATATATTGGCTGTTCGGGACGTTCCCGCGCGTTCCCTGGTTCGCGTACACGCTGGCAATCACACTGGCCATACCCACGGCTGCATCCTGACCGGCAAACGCACCGGGACGTTCCAGGGGCGGCCATTCATCTTCAATTCCCGCGATGCGCTGCGCGTGATCGTGTCCAATGTCCAGGCGCTCTACGGCCAAGGCGGCGAGTGCCAGCTGGAGGTCAGCTATGTTTGATGCCCTGCTCAGTCTCGTTTCCGGTCCGCTCCTAGGCGGCATTTTCGGGTGTGTGAATGCCTACCTCGCCAACAAGGAAAAGGCGGCAGAACGCGAACACGAAGTAGCCATGGCCAGGGAAGACCGCGAGACGCGCCGGGTAGAGGCCGAGATGCAGATGCGCGTCACCGAGGAAGAATTTTCGGGCAAGGCGTTTCTCGCGTCACAGACCGCCGGGAACAAGACGGCGCTGTCTTCATCGAATCTCAAGGTCATGCTCTCGGGCGGCTGGCTTATGCGGGTAATGGGCGGTTTCCTGGCCTTCCTCCTGGGGCTCACAGACGTGGCCCGAGGGGCCGTCCGGCCGGGCGTGACCATCTATCTGTCCATCGTTTGCACCAGCCTGCTCGATTCCGCGATGCGCTTCACAGGCGGCGTGCCCATCGCTCTGCAACAGGAGATAGCGACGGAGGGCGTGATCAGAATGTTCAACCTTCTCTCCATGATCGTGGCCTGGTGGTTCGGTGACCGCATGACCACCCGCATCATGAGGAGCGGGAGGTAGCAGGTGAGCGACATTCACCAGTGGTTGCAGCTCGCCCTTGAATTCGTCGTCCTGTTCGGGGCCGTCATCATCATTCGGCGGGACAACGCCAAGAAGGATGAGAAGCTCAGCACCATTGAGCAACTGGTCACGGATATCAGGATCGGGATGAAGGACTGCGTTACCTGGGACGAACTGAATCGGCAACTCGGGCCGCTGCGTAACCGGGGAGAGTCCCACGAAAAGCGCCTGGAAGCCATCGAAGTCCGCTGTAAGTTGCAGCACAAGGGAGAATGATCGAAATGCCTGGTGGGATCACATACTCGCACAAACTCGCCACGGATATTTGCCGGAAGATCGCCTCCGGCAAATCGCTGCGGAAGATATGTAAGCCTAAAACCATGCCCGACAAAGACACCGTAATCGGGTGGTCGTTTGGAGCAACAAGAGAGTCCTTGGAAGACAACTTCCCGGAGATGTACCGACTCGCCCGGAAAGCCCAGGCAGAATATTACTACGACCAGTGCGTGGATATTGCCGACAACGCGAAGGATACCCAAAAAGCCAGGCTCCAGATCGACATCCGTAAATGGGCAGCAGGAAAGATGAGGCCCAAGGTGTACGGCGACAAGATCAACATGGAGCATAGCGGGGGGATCACCCTGACGCACGAACAGGCCCTGGAGGAGCTGGATGACTGACCGGGAACAGGCCATACGCAAACGTCTCCGGGACGACTTTAAGCACTTCGCCAAGAAGTGTTTGAAGATTCGCGCCAAGAAGGCCGTTGTCAGCGAGGGCAAGCCGCAGAAGATCATCCCGTTCGAGTTCAACCGTGCCCAGGACTACATCAACGCCCGTCTCGACGAACAGCGGGAGCGGCAAGGTAAGGTCAGGGCGCTCATTCTCAAAGGACGGCAGCAGGGGTGCAGCACCTACGTGGGGGGGCGTTTCTACCACAAAACCACCCACCGCAAGGGCGTGAACACCTTCATCCTGACCCACCGAGACGACGCCACGAACAACTTGTTCAAGATGGTCAAGCGGTACCACAAGAACAACAACCCGCTGGTCACCCCGTCCACGTCGTATTCCAACCGAAAGGAACTGGTGTTCGACAAGCTGGACTCTTCCTATTCGCTGGGCACGGCGGGCGGTGACGGCGAGGTGGGGCGTTCGGACACCATCGACTATTTCCACGGGTCAGAGGTCGCCTTCTGGAAGAATCCGCAGAAGATACAGACCGGCGTTTTCCAGGCAGCCAACGAGGCCGAGGAGATCATCCTGGAGTCCACTGCCAACGGGTTCGACCCGATGTTCCATCCCATGTGGCAGGCGGCCGAGGCGGGGACAGGCGAATATATCGCCGTGTTCGTGCCCTGGTTCTGGCAGGACGAATATACCGCCGACCTGCCCGAGGGGTGGGAGCCGACAGCGGATGAGATTGATCTGTTCGCTCTGTACGAACGCGAGGGCATGACCTGGCGGCATATCGCATGGAGGCGGAATAAGATCGCGTCGGACTTCTCCGGCGACGTGGTGCTGTTCAAGCAGGAATATCCTTGCTGCGCGGCCGAGGCCTTCCAGGTTACCGGCCATGAGTCGTTTATCAAGCCGGAGGTGGTCATAGCCGCCCGCAAGCGCCGTGACGTTGAGCATTCCGGCGCGCGCATCGTGGGCGTGGACCCGGCCAGGGGCGGGGACCGCACGGCGTTCTACAACCGGCAGGGCCGCGTGGCCTGGGCCGGGCGAGTGTTCCAGACACCGGACACCAAGGCCATCATCGGCGAGATTGTCCGACTGTTCACTGAGGAGACCGAGAACCCGGTGGATTGGATGTTCATCGACATCGGCGGGCTTGGCGGGCCGATCTACGACCAGGTCAAAGACATGCCGTTCGGGCGGTGGATCATCCCGGTAAACTTCGGCTCCAAGGAAGTTTTCCGGCCTGAGCGGTACGAATACAAGCGCCCGGAGATGTGGGGAAACATGCGGGATTGGCTGAGTAACGACGCCGAGCCGGTTTGCATCGAAGACAGCGATTCCCTGCAATCCGATCTGTGCGCGCCCGGGTACACCTACGATAATCAGCAGCGCATCCAGTTGGAGAGCAAGAAAGACATGGCCAAGCGCGGGCAAAGGTCGCCGGATGAAGGCGATGCGTTGGCGCTGACGTTCGCCAAGCCCGTCATGGATAGGCACGACAGGGCGGGCGTAGGCCTCCACAACATGGGCATCAGCAAGGTTCGGAGACTGGCATGAAGATCAAGATCAGCGACGAAGAAATCCTGGAGCTCATCCAGCCCGACATTGACCAGGCCGAGGATTGGGCGCGGCAGCTTTCGGACGAGCGCAAGAAGTGCAACGACCTGTACAACCGGGAGAAGCTCGGCAACGAGCAGGACGGGTTCTCGCAGCATGTCGCGGCCGTGGTGTTCGACACCATCAACTGGCTGTTGCCCGGCCTGGACGCCATTTTCACCCATCCTGACTTTTTCACGGTCCTGATGGAGAACAACGACCGGGCGGAAAAGAACAAAAAGCTGCTGCGCAACCAGCTTTTCAGCCAGCAGGACGGGGCCAACCAGTTGCTGACCTACATGGAAGTGGCCCTGCGCTACCACAACGGGGTCATCAAGGTCTGGTTTGACGAGCAATATGACACGGTGTCGGAGGAGTTCGACGAACTGAACCAGGTGCAATTCGCCATGCTCCAGCAAGAGGGCTGGCAGCCGTCCAAGTTCGAGCAGGTAGAAACCGTACAAGACGACGGCGCGGTGCTGGTAACCTACCAGAACGTGAAGATGATCCGGCGCGAGGAAATTTTCAGGGGCCCGAAGGTCGAGGCGCTGCCGCCGTGGGAGTTCCTTATCTCTCCTGGCGCCAAGTCCATAGACGAGGCCAGACTCGTCATCCACCGGACGCGCAAAACCATCGACGACATCACCCGCAAGGAGCGGGCTGGTGTCTACCGCAAGGGTTCGGCCAAGGCGGCGGCAGAAGAGAAACACGACGATCTGGACGTGCCGGAACTGCGCGAGGAGAGGGAGGCCGTCTACACCGCCGACGATCTGGACGTGGCCGACATCGAGGGCAATGCCTTCGACACGGACAACGAGCGGCTTGGCCCGGGCATGACCGTGTTTGTGGACGAAATCCACACCCGCCTGGACATCGACGGCGACGGCCTACTGGAAAACGTGATCATCTGGAAGACCGGAAAGGTCATCCTGAACGTTGTGGAGAGCCCCTACCGCCGCCCGCCGTTCCGGTCCGGGAAGCTGTTCAACGTGCCGTTTCGGTTCGAGGGCGCACCCCTGCCCATGCACCTCGAAGACGATCAGCGCGAGATGACCAACCTTCAGCGTATTTTCACGGACGCCAGCGCAGAAGCCGCATACGGGACCATGCTCACCAATGACGCGGCGTTCGCCAGCCAGTGGTCCGCGCGGACTATCGGCGACACGCTGATACACCCATCCTTGACCCCCGGCTCCTACGACATCGTCAAGCCGGACCAGCCAGGCAAGACCACCCTGGATGCCATCGAGATGAAGCGCACGGACTACGAGCGCACCAGCGGCGTCAACTCGCTGAACCAGGGGCTGACCGCCGACTCCATGGGCAAGACGGCTACCGGGACCATGGCCCTGCAAAACGCGGGGCAGCAGCGCCAGAAGTTTTACGCCAAGCTCCTTGGAGGTCCGCTGAAGAAGGTCCTCAAGGATATGATGTGGATCAACCAGACGTGGCCACCAAAAGAGGCTTTCACGATCATCGGCAAGGACGCCATTGAAATCACCCCGGACGATCTCAAGGGACGGCACGACATCGAGATCGAGGTCGGTGTCGGGCCGCAAGACCGCATGCAGCAGGCCCAGGTGCTGGAACAACATTTCCAAAAGCTGGCCCAGGCCATGATTCCCGCCGGGGTGGCTGGACCGGAACATCTCATCCGCACCGAGCGCAAGATTGGCAAGCTGATGGGTGTGTCCGTAGATGATCTCCAATTTTCGGACGACGAGTTCAACACGCTGCAACGGATGCAGCAGACAATCCAGCAAATGCAGGCCCGCCTGCAACAACTCGATGGAGGCATGAATGTCCAAGGCCAAGCCCAAGGACCAGGACCAGGCGCGCAGGGAATCCCTGGAGGCGCAATTCCAGCAAGGGGAGCAGGCCCGCAAGCTCAAGGGCAACCGGTACTTCAACCGGGTCCTGTCGGAATACCGGGAGGCCCTGGAGCGGAACGTCCTGGCCCTGTCCCCGATGGAGCAGGATAAATTCAGCGCCTGCCGCTCACAGCTCATGGCCCTTGAGGCCATCGTGAAGCGAGTTGATGGCGACATTGCGAACGGCGACAAGGCCCAGGCCGAGTTGTCCGGCGAGATGAAGAAAGTACGGCGGGTTTCCTGATCCGCCACAACGAATAACCAAGGAGCATCGACATGGGAGATCAGTGGACCGTTGAAACGGTCGAGGCTGACCAGGCCGACGAGCGCGACGAGCGCGAGGAGTCCATACAGGACGAGCCTTTTGACGGCGACCCTATGCAGATCGGCGAGGCGTTCGGGGATGACGGCGAAGACGGCGCAGAAGCGGACGAAGGCCAGGCCGAGCAGGCAGCCGAGTCCGACGCCGGGGAACCGCAGCCCGAGCAGGAGAAACAGGAAGGCGAAGGGCAGGAGCGGACGTTGCCCGCATACTGGGACGAAGAGACGAAAAGACAATTCGCCGAGCTTCCCCCGGAATTGCACGACAAGGCCCTTGCTTGGGAAAAAGGCCGGGAGGCGTTTGTATCGCGCAAGTCCCAGGAACTTTCCCGCGCCACGGAAAAGGCCGCAGGCGCTGCGCAGATCATGCAGATGATGGAGAACAATCCGTCATTCCGCGCGCACGTCGTGAGCTTCGGCCAGCAGCAACAGCAACAGGAAAACAATCAACAGGGAACCGAACAGCCGCCCGAAGACCCGCTTGAGTTCATCGAGTGGAAAGCAAAGCAGGCGGCCATGCAGGAACTGACCCCGCGTCTGGAAAAGATGCAACAGCAGTTTACCGCATCGCAACAGCAGCAGCGCAGGGACACGGCCAAGGCGCTCATCCAGCGTGACGAGCACTACCCGGCTGTCCACCAGGCCATCGCGCAGGAAGTCAAGGACGTTGCCGAGCGATTCGGCGAGGAGGAGGCGAGACGCCTCTACTCCCGCCTGGACTCGGACCCCGACTTCTACATGCGCCGGTATCAGGCCATCCGCGACGGCGTGGTCAAGGCCGCGCAGAAGCAGGAAGCTCCCGGCGACAAGACCGCAACCGAGGTCACCGGGACCGTGCCCAAGGGCCGTACCGTGACCGAACGCGCTCCCGTCCTGGAAGGGGCCGGAAGCAGCGCACAGGCCAACGAGGTCACTGCAAGGCGAAGAGAAGCCCGCAAGCGCGTCAGGGCCTACAAGGGGTCCCTGACCGATATCGGCGAGCTGTTCGGCGATCCCGATTAAGGAGTAATCACCATGGCTGATGTCGTCACCAAGACCGTCACCACCAACTATGACAAGTCCATCCCGGAAGAGGTGGACTCCCTGATCACCAACGTGGCCCCGACCGACACCCCGTTCCTGACCTCCATCGGTCAGGGCGCGAAGGTCAAGACCCTGCATCCCGAGTGGCTGGAAGATACTCTGGGCGATGCCGGTGAAAACGCCCACGTCGAGGGTGCGGACTCCAGCGCCGCGGCGATCACCCCGCCCGCCCTGCTGGACAACCGCGTCCAGCGCCTGGAAAAGGCGTTCATGATCTCCGAGGACCTGGAAAAGACCGACAAGCACGGGCGTAAGTCCGAAATCAAGTACCAGTCCGGCCTCAAGACCAAGGAACTGGCCCGCGACCTGGAATGGAACCTGATCAACCAGACCAAGCAGGCCGGGACCACGACCCTGCCCGCCAAGATGGACGGCGTGATCAACTACGCGGGCACCGGCAACACCTATGATTTCGACGCCACCCCGGCAGCCACCAACCACATTACCGAGGAAATCCTGAACGACGTTCTTCAGTCGATGTGGGAGCAGGGTGCGGACCCGGATTGTGTCTTGGCCCCGCCCGCCCAGAAGCGGAAAATTTCCGCTTTCACTCAGGGCGGACGCCTGACCATCAACTCCAATGCCTCGGAAAAGGCTCTGCGCATGACTGTGCGCATCCTCGAAACCGACTTCGGCATCGTGGCCGTTCTGCCCGAGCGGTTCATCGCCCCGAGCGTGGACACCACGCCGGACCCGGACGTCTACTACGACAAGCTGGTGGTCTACGAGAAGGGCCGCCTGGCATGCGCCACCTTCCGCCCGCTCAAGCGCGAGAAGCTGGCCAAGACTGGCGACGCCGAAAAGTTCCGGATGACCATGTCCAAGATGCTGAAGGTGCGCTCCAAGAAGTGCGTCGGCACCATCACCAACCTGACCCGCGTCCAGCCCGAGGCCGCGTAGGCAACCAACCGGGGAGGGGGTACAACCTCTCCCCGGCCAGGAGTGAGCAGAATGGCAGATTTCGACAACCTGATCAGCGTGGAGAACCGGGTCATCGGCAACAGCGACAAGATGAAGCTGACCCGCGTGACCAGCTACGACGCCGCCGTGATCCGGGAGGCCGCGCACTACGAGCGCGAATTCGGGGACAACGGTTTCTCCAACAAGCGTGACCATCGCGTCATCGGGGAAATCCCCCTCATTGAGTTCCTGGACATGCAGAGCGAGGCCCAGAAATCGGGAGGTACCCTATCCGGCAAGGAGTTGAAGCGCTGGCTGGCCGATCATCCCGAGTTCATGGCCGTGGCCAGGCTCAACCACGCCAATGCCAATGCGGCGGGCACCGGCCCGCTGATCATCATGAAGTAGGAGCAGGCCCATGGCCAACGTGCTGAACCGCATCACCGAGCTAGTTAGGACCGAACTGAACGACGGCACACAGAGCCGGTGGACAGACGCCGAACTGCTGGCCTTCATGAAGCAGGCCGTGCGCCGGGCAAACGCGCTCGGGCAGCGGAAGCGGCTGGCGTTCATGCGCGGCAAGCAGGACTACACCCTGGCGGCCGGTGAATCCTCGCTGACCCTGCCCACGGACTTCCTGACGCCCATCAGCCTGACCAGGATGGACACAAACCAGCCCCTGGACAAGACGGACGGCGACAGGCTGGACACCATCGTCTCAGCCACTGAGGCGGCGGTGTACAGCGTGGAGGACGGCACCATCGATATCATGGCCGCGCCCGTGAACGATGTCCCGCTTCGGTTGCGCTACTACGTGGACGCAGCGCCGGATGCGTTGACCCTGCCCAGCCCCATGCCGTGGGGCGGCAAGCTGGATTACATCCTGTGCGAGTACGTGGAGCTCAGGGCCCGGAAGGTCGACAGGTACGACACGTCCATGGACATCGCCCTGCTCGACGACATGGAAAAGCAGATCGTGGCCATGTACGGCGACCTGGGCCAGACCGTGCACAAGTCGCGCGGATGGAACGGGGGGAGGGTGTAGGCATGTTCATCGGCGGCCGCAGGGAAGTACCTCTCATCATGCAGCCCACCGGGGGCTGGAATGCCGCGTTGCACCCGTCGCAGATTGCCGACAACGAGCTTTCGCAGGCGTTCAACGTGGTCTACGACGCATCGACGGGCAAGCTGGTCACGCGCCAGGGGTTGGGCGTGGCCTCCACGACGGCGCTCGGCGACCCGATCACCATGCTGTACCCGTACGTGCGCAAGGACTCCGAGGGCTACCTGATGGCCGAGGCGGCGGGCAAGCTCTACCACTACGATTTTTCGACGAGCGCTTGGGTCCTGGTGGACACGCTCGACAGCACGGGCACCCCGACCATGACCACGTTCAACGGCAAGCTGATCGTGGCGGACGGTGCGTTCGGGGGACTGCTGTCCTGGGACGGCTCCAAGGTGGACCGGATCGAGGGCAGCCCACAGGCGACCATCGTATTCTCGGCGCGTGGACGGCTGGTCTGCAACATGGTGGACGATCTGGACGCCGTGTACATGAGCGCACCGGAGGATGAAACGAATTGGGACACGACGAGCGGCGGGGCCGTTTCCATCCGCGCGGGTTTCGGCGACGGCATGAAGGTGAACGGGTTCGCCATGGTTTCCGGTTCGCTGATCGTGTCCAAGGTTGCCCGCAGCGACGGTGCCGTGGTCGCGAAGAAGCTGTGGCGGGTCGACATGTCCGCAACGGCGTCCTCTTGGGTTGCCGACGATCTGAGCCTGTCCAACGCGGCTATCGGGCCGCACTGCATCACCGGGTTCGGTAACAACGTCTACTACATCGACTCCGAGGGATTCGAGGCCCTGGCGCCGACACAGGCATACGGTGACATCGCCACCGATCCGGTCATCGGGAGCAAGGTCAACGCCGTACTCGGGCAGTTCGCCAACCTAGCCGACGAGCCCCGCATGGTGAAACTGCCGAGCATGGCGTCTGTGTGGACGCTGCTCACCAGGATGGGAGCGTGGAGCCAGATATACACGTACTCCCCGCTCGGCGGGTTCACGGAAATCAATTTCGCAACGGACATTTACGCAGTGGCTGAGTTCGGCGGCAAGGTCTATCTGGCCGGTGAATCCGGGTACCTGTACACGCTGCAAAACCGGGCCGTGGACGAGATCGAACCGGGCGTGGAGCGGGACGTTGTCTCGGTGGCGCGGTTCAAGATGATCACCGGGCCTGGCGACCTGCTCCTGACCAAGGTCATTCTCCAGACGAATTTCGAGTGGTCCGGCACCTACAACATCGAGGTCTACGGCAGCGACGAGCAGGAAAAGCGGCTGTTGCAGACCGTGGATTTCGTGCGCGGGTCCGGGGCCGACGCCCTGCATGATGCGCTGTACGAACTGGCCGACGCGGATTTTCCGCTGACCGGCGGCAGGGTGGAGAACCGGGAATGCCGGGCGCAATTCCGCAACAGCGGGATCATGTTGCAGATTCGGACCATGAACGGCGGCCGGATGAGCATATCCGAACTGGCCGCGAAACTTGTTGTAGTGGGGAGGTAGCGCGATGCCGAGTCTTGGCGGTGGCGGGAATTACGGCGGGAGCGACCCGAGCGGAGGCGCAGGGCGCGACTCCGGCGGGTATGGCATGGGCGGCGGTGGCCGTGACAATGACAACGGGCGCAACAGTTCATGGGCTCAGGACCCGAGGACCGGACGCTGGACCAAGGTCGGCGCACCGTCCCGCATGGGCGGCATGATGACCACGGCGGCTGGCTACAACATGAACCGCGCGGCGGACCGGGCGAACGGCGGGCTGGGGCTCCAGGCCTACGGCATCGACTCCAAGCAAAGCCCGTTCTACAGCGGTTACTATTCGAATTTGCAGCGGAACATCAAGGAAGACGCGGCGGGTCGGCGGGCCTCGGAAGCGTCGGTTCGGGACGCGATAGACCGGTCGAGCCTCGGATGGGAGGACAGGACCAAGGCCCTGGACGCGTTCAAGGAGGGCAAGATAGGCGACCTGGAGTCCCTGGGCATCGACACGTCGCAGATGCAGGAGACGCACCGCAGTCCCGGCCTGATGGGCATGATAGGTGATTTCTTCGGGGCCAAAAAGAACGACGTTGACACCATGGGCGAGGTCGAGGCCGAGACTCCGGGGTGGGGATACGGCCCACTCGGGTTGGGGCTCGGCGTACTGGCCCCGGCGGTCGCGGAGCAGGTGTATGGGGTGACGGAGAACGTTCCGGCAGCCATGGCTGCGAAGAAGGCTACGGACTACGTGTCGAGCAAAATGACACCGAGCGTTCCCCGCGCGGCCAACTATGCGGCCAAAGCCTTGGGCGTGGCCGGTGTCCCTGTGGCCGGGGCGTTGGCAAATGCGGCAGGCCTCATAAACCAGGCGCGTGACCTTAATTACATCGGCCAGACAAACCCATATGGGCCAGCCCGGGCGAATGAGAATTACGGCAGTGAGGGCACTGGCGGAATGATGAGCGGGCCGGAGGCTGTCACCGCTTCATTGGCAAGGGGAGAAGGGTACAACCCCGACTTGGCCGGACAATGGCAATACCTCTTTGGAGTGCCATGGTATGTCTAGTTATTTGTCTTTGAAATCGTCGAGGCTGGTGCCCGTGGTGTCTCGGTTCCCGGTAGAGAGGAGAGCCCCATCTATGAGCAACCACAAGATGTCTTCTCCGTGCTCGTCGAGGAAAGAAGGGTCATTTCTGACCATCGGTGTGTTCGGGCCCAATGCTGTTGGCGAATCCGCATTGGCGAATGCCTCGGCCCGGGCCTCTTCCGCCTGTTGCTCCATGGTCTTGGGCTGCTTGGGCGCACAGGCGCAGAGCAGGACCACTGCCAGGATGAAAACAAGAATGCGCTTCATGGGAACCCCCTTTGAAGATACGATATCACGAAGCGCGTAAAAATTTCAACTAGAGGTTAAACGGCGATCTCTAGAATTTTAGGAGGGAAAAGACATGGCACTGACCACAACCCCATACACCACCAACGCCAGCGTTGGCAGCATGAAGTCCGAGGATGCCCAAAAGAAGGGACTCGGCACCGGATACAACATCATGCAGGCCGGGCTGACCAGGGAACAGGCATACCCGCAGAGCTACACCGACCAGATGCAGGGACCGGCCCAGGCCGACTACTATCAGTACACGGCACCGGGGCAGATGAACACCGTGTCCGGCCTCCAGGGCGGGGACTACGAGGCGCTGACCCAGAGCCTGCAACAGCCTATCTACTCGCAGCACAACAAGGTCATGGCCGGGATCAATGACCAGTATTCGGCCAACGGCCTGTACGGGTCCACCGGCGGCGGCATGATGAGCCAGGCACAGGGGGCCCAGAACGAGGCCACGCAGAACGCCCTGTCCAACGCCGTGGCCACGCGGTACGGGCTCCAGCTCCAGGACCAGGCGCAGCAGATCGACCAGAACAAGGCGCAGTGGGCCGCAGGGCTGGCGAACGCCCAGGAACAGAACGCCTACAACCAGAACGCCCTGCAATACGACCTCAACCAGCGGAATCAGCAGGCTCAGTGGAACAACTCGCTGTTGGAGCAGGACTACAACCAGGCGCTCAACGAACTGAACTGGCGCAACTCCATCGACGAGCAGAATTTCCAGCGGGCCATGCAGTTGGCCGGGCAGGGCAATTCCGGGGCCATCGCCAACCAGCAGTTGCAGGCGGCACAGGACCAGGCCCGGGCGGACAACAACGCGGCCATCTGGGGCTCGGTCGGCAACCTCGCCGGTCAGGCCACCGGCGGCTTGATGGACAACCTTTGGGACTCCATCTTCTAGGAGGTACGGCATGGGCATGATGGACAGCGGAATAGCCGGTTTCCTGCAAGGGACCGTGTCCGGCATGGACAGGGCACGGGATCGCAAACGGCAGGCAGAAATGGACAAACGGCAGGCGCAGAAAGACGCCCTGGCCGAGCAGTTTACACGGCTGCAAATGGACATTGCCAGACAGAACCGTGCGATGCAGGAATCCAAAATGAGTCAGTTGGAAAACCAGCGCAAGGCCGACGCCTGGATATACCAGAATCCCGGAAACGGCATGATGGCGGCGGCGGGCGCGGGTGACAATTGGGCGCGCGGTTTCGGCGGCGGCCCGGACCTGACGGCGGCTAGCCCGGAGGCGTACAAGTGGGCCTACGAGCAGAGCAATCCAAAACCGGCGAAGCTGACCGGGACGCTCGGCAATCTGAAAGCCATGTACCCGGACGCCTCGCCGCAGGAGTTGCTCGGCATGGCCATGTCCATGAGCCGGGCCGGGGCGAGCAAGACCACGGTTAACACCGGAAGCTTCACAGACGGGCGGCCGGTCGTGAACAAGCCGGAGACGGGCTATCAATATATTTGGGATGAGGCGAACAACACCTGGAAGGCCGAGCCGATTCCAGGCGGCAGCGTGGCCCGCGGGGACGACGCCAAGGCCGTGGCCGACGCGAACGCCGCCAAGACTCAATCCACCTATGCCGACGTTGTGACCGGCAGCATAGACCGCGCCTTTGACCTGATCGACAATTCGGGCACGCCGACAACCGGGTTCTGGGGAAGTAGCCTGGCCGACGTGCCCGGCACTGCCGCCCACGACCTTCAGCAGGCAATCGCGGCCATCGAGTCCAATGTCGGTTTCGACCGGTTGCAGCAGATGCGTGATGCTTCGCCCACCGGCGGCGCTCTTGGCCAGGTGTCCGAGAAAGAACTTGCTCTGCTCACCGGCGCACTCGGCAGCCTCAAGCAGTCGCAGACCCAGGAACAACTCAGGTCCAACCTCGCCAACGTGAAACGCATTTACAACCAGATTGTGAACGGTGTGGACGTGCCCGATGGGAACCCGTGGACAGGCGGCAACGATGCGGCAAACGACGCCGATACCGAAGCGGACCGCCTCATTCAACAGTATGGGGGCGCGCGATGAGCGACCTGAGAGAGAATGTGAAGCGCATGGTGCAGGCCGGTGTCCCGGAACCGGAGATCGGGGCCTATATCCAGCGATTTGGCCAGGGGCAGGGGCAGAACAGCCAGCCTCAGCAACCGGCCCAGCCGGAACCCATGTCCTGGGGACAGGTCGGGGTAGAGTCGGTGAAGAATATCCCCGATTCGTTCGTGAACATGGCCGCAGACCTGGGCAACGCCATGATACACCCCATAGACACGCTCAAGGGCGTCTACCATATCGCCAAAGGCGCGGGGCGGGCCATGGACCCTACCTTTGCGGCTGACGCCGACGACAGGGCCGCATTCGCCGCGTTGAGCAAATTCTACAAGGATCGTTACGGGTCGATGGACGGATTCAAACAGGCCTTGGCAGAAGACCCCGTAGGTATCCTGGGCGACGTGACCGCGCTCATTGGCGGTGCCGGAGCGGTTGCGCGGGGGGCCGGTGCCGTGGCCAGACTCCCCCGGCTGGCGAAGGTGGGCGCCATGGCCAAGACGGTATCCGAGGTGGCTGACCCGCTGAATGTGGCCAGGCAGGTGGTAGCAACACCGCTCAGGGCCGTTGGGGGAAGCGGCCTCCCCAGGAAAATGTACATGAGCGCAGTCAAGCCGAGCACGACCCTGGATGACGCGGCCAGGTCCGAGGCGTTCAAAGCAGCCTACGAGCACAGAATACTTCCTGTCCCCAAAGACATGGTTCAAAAGGTTTCGAATAAGCTTTTTGCCCGGGATCGGGGCCTTTTTGGGGGTAGGGGGGCAGAGGCCTTGCGTGAGGAGTTGAACAATAGTGCCCGCAAAGTTGGGGCCGCCCTCAATGATGCGGATGCTTCTGGTACAAAGATCAAGGCTGAGGACATTGTCGATAGTGTTTTGGATTACACTTCGCAAGAGACAATGTTTGACCCTGATCCGTCCACGCCCATGAGACAGACATCCAGGATTATGGAAGACCTCATAGAAAACCATCCTGAAGAAATGGCACCGAGCTATGCCCATAAGGTCAAACAGCGTGCCCAGAAAAAGGCGGGGAACTCTTTTGGCAAGGACTATAGTCCGGCCCAAAAGGAAACTTACAAGGCAATCAGCCACGCAATCAATGAGTCCATATATGGGCAGTTCCCAGAGTTGCGCGAATTGAACCAGAACTCAAAAGAGTTGATTCAGCTTAAAGAGGCTATAGGCAATTCCATCGGAAGGGTTGAAAACAACAATATAATCAATCTCCTAAACGGCACTGCGGCTGTTACCGGCGGGACAGCCTATGCGGTTTCAGGCAATGCCTCCGTCCTCCCCTTGGCAGGGGCGGCCATCGTGGCGAATCACATTCTTGGATTGCCCCGAGTTAAAACCCGGCTCGGCATAGCACTGGCCAGGGCGAGGAACCTGCCGAACTACAAGACCAGGGGGCCGCTCACGCGGGCAGCCGCCATCAACGAGCAACGCGCCGAGGATAATACGCCCCGGCAACGAGTCACGCATTTTGAGGACGGCAAAGTCAAAAAGGTGGAGGTGAAATAAATGTCCGCATACGTACGCAATCCGCAGACGATCCCGGACGATTCAGTGGGCGGGTCCAGCGTCCGCCAGGGCGTGGCCGAGCAGAACAACGTCGCCATTGATGACCTGTACACTGTGATCAACGCCCATGCCAACAACGAGGACGGGCGGTCCCATGTGGAGATCGATGAGATGCTGGACACCCTCACGGACACCGAGTCCGCCAAGGTGGCGGCCGAGGCGGCCAGGGACAATGCGCAGGAGTGGGCCGAGAACCCCGAAGACGTAGAGGTCGAGACGGGCGCATATTCGGCCAAGCACCATGCCATCAAGGCCGCAGCTTCCGCAGCCGAGGCCGAGAGTTTCCTGGTGGACCTGCCCCTGGACATCAGCCAGGGCGGCACCGGGCAGACGGACGCGGCTTCGGCCCTGGCCGCTCTGGGCGGCGAACCGGCGGACACGGATATCGTCAAGGCGCCGGGCGGGGTTCTGCCCCCGTTGAACGGGTCCGCGCTGACGGGTATCGGAACCGTGTCCAGCTACGTCAATCTCGCCATTACGGCCGAAGGACTGGACGCCACGGTGGACATCAGTGCCGACGAAATGATTGTCAAGACTGCCGCCGGGCTTGCCCAACTGTTGACCAATGTGTCTCTCTCCGGCGATCTGTCCACTTCAGGAGCCAACGGCCTGGATACCGGCACGGTGGCAACGGACACCTGGTACGCCGTGTACGTGATCTATAACCCCACGGCCGACACCGCGGCGGCCCTCTTTTCGCTCTCGGCTACCGCCCCGACGTTGCCTACAGGGTACACATACGCGCGACGTGTGGGGTGGGTCAGGACGGACGACACCAGCGGGTATCCACTCCGATTTGCCCAAATTGGTGCCCGGGCTTACTACCAGCCAGCGGGTGGTACCAATCTGACGGCATATCCGCAGATGGCGTCCGGCGTCGCCGGCAGCGTGACAACGCCATCATGGGTAGCCGTATCTGTGCTGGCGTATGTACCGCCTACGGCCCCGATTATACGACCAATGGTATATTGCGAGTACGCTGATGCTATCGCTGCCCCAAACGATACATATGGTGGTGTCTCCGATTACACCAACCCACCGCCGATCGTAGGTAACGGCACTCAGTATGCCGGAGGTACGTATAGCAGTGACCTCGTCCTTGAATCCACAAGTATCTATTGGGCGAGCAACGATGCCATTAAGACAGCACTGGTGTGCCTGGGATGGGAGGACGCAATCTAATGGGATATGCGATACGTATTGACGGTGTTTATGGCTGGCGGGCCGTCCGGTCTGCCAATGATTGTCGAGGCAACGAGACATATAGCAAAGTCAAGCCCGGCCCCTATGAGCCTACCGACGAGGACCTGGCCGAGGCCGTTCGGGCCGAGCGGGACCGACTTCTCGCAAACACCGACTGGACGCAACTTACTGATGCCCCAATGAGCGACGATGAACGTGAGGCATGGGCCGTCTATCGGCAGGCGTTGCGGGATGTTCCGCAGCAGGGAGGATTCCCGGATGCGGTCGAGTGGCCTGAAACTCCGTTGTCTGGAGGGAAAACTAATGCCTGAGATACGGCAACAGCGACAGGCTGAATTCGTGTCCGAGAACGTGGGTGACACCAAAGCGTCTATCTTGATTGGTGGGCGCGATGCCTCGGTGGGGCCGGTTGCCGCGCAGAACGTCAACATGTCCTGGACGTTTGGTAGCCAGCGCGATGAATTTTGGATCAATGTCAACCGCCCGGACGCTGAAGCAGACCAGGGGGAGATATTGGCGGATGGCGTGCTGGCGCTTCCCAGCGGTGACATCTTCCATTTCGATGAGAGTGGGCGGCTGAAATGGGATATCCAATTTGATGAGCACCCCAGCATTTACGCCTGGACGTTCCTCATCACGGATTCCGGCAACATCAGCTACCACTACCAGCCAGCGCTGACCGATGAGGAAGTGGAGGCCGGTGCCCGCCGCCCAACCGAGGTTGTGGGCTCGTATGCCGTTTACGGAGACAGACGCGACGGCGAGTATAAAACCGGCAAGCTCATGCACATCCCGGCCCCTCTCATCACCGATGCGAGCGGTGATGAGACATACGGCACCCTCGATATCACCGATGGCGTGATGACGGTGTCTATCGACAGGGAGTGGATGGACAACGCGACGTATCCGGTCATTCTCGACCCGACGTTTGGGTATACGACACAGGGCGCGTCCTCGGCAGTCATCAACGTTCCGTATCGAGCGTTGAGTACGGTTGACAGCGTCGTTGCCACGAGTGGCGCAACCGTGACCGCCGTCCACGCTTATATGTTCTCGTATGACGGCACGCCGCCGTCAGTTTGGCTAGGCGTATTTGATGAGACAGACGGCTATTCTAGGCTGCTGCAAGCCTCCGTCCCTGTCCAGGGAAGCACCCCGGCGCTGTGCACTACGGACGGGCTGTCCGTTGAAATGACTGCCGATCACACGTATGTCATGGCGTTTGGCCCCCGGAACAGCGCAAACATGATGTACGACACGTACGGGTCAAATGCCAGTAAGCGCATCACCACTTTTGCGGACCCGATTGTGGACGATTATCCGGGAGCGCTATTCTCAACGAACCGCTGGTCTATGTACACCACGTACGAGGCCAGCGCCACCGACACGGTGGATGTCGATGAGCCGGAGGATTACACGGTCTGGCAGCGTCGGAGTGGGGAGAGGTCTGTCACCCTGAGCGGGACGTATACCGGCACCCCCACGGCCATAGAGGCCCGCATTGTCGCACATGGGACCGACACCCCGGTATCTGGGTTGGACTGGCAGACAGTTGATGCCGCGCCGTCTGGTGGAACGTGGTCCGGTTCGCTGACCCTGCCTGCCGGTGGATGGTATAACGTCGATGTCCGTTTTTCCAATGACCCCGGCATCACGTACACGGGGCTGAATCGGTTCGGAGTGGGGGACGTGTTCATCATTTATGGGCAGAGCCAGCACGCTCAATTGTGGACAACCGCATTGACGGCACCGACGCCGAACGCTCTTTCGTCTCTGGTGGTCACGGAAACTGGAACGCTCGGACTGCCCCCAGCGAACATGACTATTTCGAATTTCCTCAACTCGGTCATTGGCGAAACGGGGTTGCCGACAATGGTTATAGGCGCGGCGCGTCCGAACAAGCACGTTGCCGAACTGAGCCAGGGGCAGGGACCATATAACGACTTAATCACCTACGCCACGGCATACGACGCGCTGGCGATGTTCTACAACCAGGGTACCAGCGACGTGTGGAGCGGAACCGGGTACTCGACGTATAAAGCCGCGCTCGAAACGCTGTTGAGCGCCCTCGCAACGGACCTCGCAGGTGTCTTGAGCGGGCCGTGCACCTTCGGCCTGTCCATCCTGGCGAACACGACAACCGACCTCAGTGATACCAAGATAGACGATATCAGACGGGCACACATCGACATTTTGAACGCTGACGGGGCGCTGGTGTGGACAGGGACAAACCAGGATCTGGAATTGATTGATGGTACCCACCACACCGCAGCCGGATACGCCCGGCTGTGTGAGCGCCTCGCCCAGGCCGCGCTCAAGATTCTCGGCATTTCGGCCTATGACGCGCGCGGCCCGGTGTTGTCAGGCGTGCAGTATGACACCACGGCAAAGCAGATCGTTTTGGATTACGCCATGAACGGCGGTACGGCCCTGGCCGTGGACAGCGGCGACCCGGCGGCTATCGAAATATTCGGAAACGGGGTGGCCGCCGCCCCGGACTCGTGGTCCGTTTCCGGCACGCAGATAGTTGCGCAATACACCACGCTTCCGGACCTGCCGATCACCCTCAGGGTCGCCTATGGATATTCGGCGGCTGGACAATACGATCCGTGGGTCAACACACGCGACAATTTAACCGCTTACACCACGGAAGGCCTGCCCATACCCCCGACGAGTGGAAGCGTGACCGCGACGGAGGTAAACTCCGAGGTCATCATCGACCTGCCCATCGTTGTGGGCCTGGTATCATCCGTGTCCGTGGATTTGGAAAAAGTCGTGGAGATGGAGATAAGCGTTTCTGGCGAGGCGGGCGCTGAGGTCGTGCTCGAAAAAGTCGTGGAACTCCCGGTGGCCGCGTCCCTGGTGGCCACCGTGGAGATAAATCTACAGACAGCAGATGAGGTGAACATAAACAGGCGTGTCGTACTCCCTGCCACAGCATACCGGCACATTATCATCAACGCTAAAATAGGAGATTGATCATGGCTATCACTTTGACGCTTTTCGAGGCTGGGCTGGATCAGGTTCTGGACGGCGGTTTGCCGGACACTGTCTACCTGTCGGCCCATTCCGCCGATCCCGGCACGACCGGGGCCAACGAGTTGACCGGCGGTCGGTATTCTCGGGGCACCGCCGTCATGGGCGCGGCCTCCTCCGGTTCGCGGGTCTCCTCCGGCACGCCCTACATCCCGGCCAATGGTGGCGACAGCGCGACCCACGTCTGCATGTGGACTGCCGAAACGGGCGGCGTGTGCCTCGCCGGTGGACAGATCAACGGCGACGGTAGCCCTGAAACGTCGGTCAACGACTTCCGGCTCAACGTACCGGTCACCGTGGCCGCCGCCAACCCGGTGTAAAAGGGGGCGACCATGCCGAACTATGCATATGAGATGCATGCCGGTGATTACCATGAAGTCGAGATGCCCACGACCATAGACGGCGTTGTCGCCGACCTCAACGGAATGGAGTTCGTCTACGTCTGGGCGAATGCCGCAGGCAAAGAACCGGTGATCACCAAAACCGGGGTAGTCTCCGGGGAAAACCCGGTGATTGTACTCGACCCAGCCGACACTGATACATTGCCTGATGGCGAATACTATCACGAGTGCAAAATACGCAACCCTGTCGACCAACTCCCGATTACCCTGGACTTCCTTGACTCGGGAACCAGTGAGAGGTTGACCGAGGTGAAGCTGCTGCCGAGTTCGGCCGAGTTCCCGGAATAG